CGCTGTTAAGGGCTTTGACTGCGCCGAGTTCAGGGCGTGCTGGGCATTGGCTAACCTGCGGCCGCTATGGGCTAAAGACAATTTGAGCAAGGGCGCTACCCGCGAGTTCTTGCTGTAACCGGAGGGCCTTGCCTTGGCGGAGCAAATTGGCGAAATATATTACGTCGTTCGAGCCGAAACGGAAGGGCTCGTGCGCGGCGAGCAGATGGCCACGCGGAGCCTGGACCGTCTCGAATCGGAAATGCGCGAGACGGATAAAGCCGCCGAGCGCATGAATACCAGCATGACCGGCCTAGCCAAGGCCATCGCCGCCGTGGTTGCCGCGTCGGCCCTGCGCGACATGGCCCGCCTGGTGCAGTCCTATCAGGAAATGGCCGAACGTGTGCAGATGGCCACGTCGAGCCAAGCTGAGTATGAACTGGTGCAGCAGCGCCTGCTCGCCACGGCGAACGGGACCTACCGCAGCCTGGCAGAAGCGCAAGAGCTATTCATCCGCACAAATGCGTCGCTCCAGGCACTCGGGTACACCACGACGCAAGCGCTCGACGTGATGGACTCGCTTAGCTATAGCTTCGTGACGAACGCTACCAGTGCGGACCGAGCGCAAGGGGCGATCAGCGCCGTGTCGAAGGCGTTCAACACGGGCAAAGTCGCCGCCGACCAGTGGGAAACGATCACAACGGCGATCCCGTCTGTAATCGAGCAGATCGCCGCTGCCTCGGGCAAAACTAGCGCCGAGATCCGCTCGCTGGGCGCGGCCGGCAAACTGACGGCGCAGCAGCTTTCTGAGGGCCTGCGCCAGTCGCTCGACGCGAACAGCGCCGCAGCCGAAAAAATGGCGGTGAACCTGACCGACGCCCAAGTGCGGATACGCACGGCGCTGCAGGTCACCCTCGTGGCCGTGGAGAACCAGACCGGTGCGCTCCAGACCTTGACCGACTCGCTTGTGGCCGCCGCTGACATGATGATCGACTTTGCCGGGGACGCGGCCAATGTCGAGTCGCTGATGACGGCCTTGACGCTCGCGGTTACCAGCACCGCCGCGGTTATCGCGGGCCGTCTCGTGCAATCCCTGTCCGCCAGTGCAGCCGCGTTCTATTCGAACACCGTGGCCGCCGCCGCTAAGACCCGCGCGGCCTTGTCCGCCGCTCAAGCCTCGACCGCCGCTGCCGCGCAGGAGCTGATCCTGGCCCAAGCGGCCGAGCGGGCTGCGGTTGGCCTTTCCTCGCACGGGGCCGCGGCCCAACGGCTCGTCGCGGCCCAGGCCGCCGCCACTGCGGCAACTAACGCCCTCGCAACAGCGCAACAGCGCATGGTCGGCGTGGCCACGGTTGCAGCGTCGGCGGTCGGGGCGTTACGCACGGCGCTGGCGTTCCTGGGTGGCCCTGCCGGGGTGCTGCTGCTCGCCGCTGGCGCGGTGTTCACCTTCGCCACGCGGACTGAGCAGGCTAAGCCCCCGACGGACGCTCTGGTCGCCAGCGTGGGCGGGCTCGGCACGGCGGCGGAACGCGCGGCGAAACGCTTCGAGCGCCTGACCACGGGAATCGACAAGCTGAACCGTAAGGAGCTGACCCTGCGTCGGGGTGAGCTGGAAAGCCAGCTGGCCAGCGCCGAAAGGCAGTTGAAGGCGTTCGAGCGCCAATTCGAGCGCGGCGTGGGCTCGGTCGGCCAGGTTGAAGGCGCTCGCGCGGCGGTTGAGGAATTGCGCAAAGCACTGGAAAAACTCGGCACGGCTAAGCCGGCGGATGAAGTGAACTTGGCGCCCGTTGCGGATTCGGGGGCAGAGAAAGCCGCCAAGAAAGCGCAGACCGAGGCCGAACGCCAAGCCGAGGCTATCCGTAACCAAGTGACGGAATTGCAGTTCCAGGCCGATACGCTCGGCATGACCAACACTGAACTGGAGCTGTACAAACTGCAGCTAGCAGGCGCAACGGACGAGCAAATCCGCGCGGCCGCTACGTCGCTGCAACTGGTTGACGCGTTCGAGGCGCAAGCCAACGCGGAGAAAGCTGCCGCCGATGCTGCAGCAGAAGCCGAGCGGAAACGGCAAGCGCAGCGCCAAGCCCTCGGGCAGGCCGACCCAATTGCGGGCGAGCAAATCCGGTTCGAGGACCAGATTGCCAGCCTTCGCGCGCTGAATGAGGCCAAGCTGCTCGAAGACCAGCGGTATCTCGACCTCAAGGCTCAAGCCGAAGCGGCGCACGACGAACAAATGCGAGTGCTGCAGGAGGAGAATTTCCGCCGGCAGTCCGCTGGCAATGCGTTGCTGCTAGACACCCTAGGCGAAGTGCAGACCGCAACCACGAACGCCCTGGTCGGGCTCGTTACGGGCGCAGCGAATGGCGAGGAGGCGATCCGCGCCCTTGCCGGGTCGATCCTGAACAACGCAGTCGGCGCCCTCGTGGAAATGGGCGCGCAGTACGTCAAAAACTTGATCATGGGCCAAGCCGCGTCGACCGCGGCAGCAGCAACCGGCGTCGCTACGGCTACAGCACTATCCGCCGCGTACGCCACGCCTGCCGCGCTGGCGTCCCTAGCCAGCTTCGGCGCCAACGCCGCCCCGGCCGCTGCGGGGATCTCGTCCACCGTGGCCCTCGCCCAGGGCCTCTCCGCGATCCCGGGCCGGCGCTATGGCGGCCCCGTGGCAGCCGATGGCATGTACCGGGTGAATGAGAACGGGCGGCCCGAGGTTTTCCAGGGCGCCAATGGTCAGCAGTTCATGCTCCCGAACCAGCGTGGCGAGGTCGTCAGCAACGAGGACGCCACGGCGGGCGGCGGGGGCGGCGTAAACGTCGTGGTGAACATCAACCAGAGCGCCGAGAAAGCGGGTACCGTGGCCCGCACGAATGATGGCGAGACAGAAATGATCGACGTGTTCGTGGCGGATATAATGGGGGATGGCCGCACCGCGCGGGCGATCTCTACGAAATTCGGACTTAGACCGGCGGGCCGATAATGACGATCAACTATCCGGCCGGGCTACCGGCCCCGCTGCAGGAGACTTCCGGCTTCGAGTCGGTCAACAACATCACGCGCACCGAGCTGCAGAGCGGCCGCGCGCGCCAACGAGTCAACTTTACCAACGTCCCGGCATACGCCACGCTGTCCTGGCTGTTCCACAAGCCGAACCACGCCGCGTTGTTCGACTCGTGGGCGGCCCAGGTAGCGAAGGCCGGGTGGTTCCGGCTCAAGCTGTACTGTGCGACCGGCCTGGTCGAGCATGACGTGCGGTTCACCGAAGCGGTGCAAGGGCCGCAGCGTAGCGGGCCGACGATTTGGCGGTATACGGCCCGCGTGGAGTTGCGCGAGCGCCCGCTGCTGGCGCCAGGCTGGGCCGAAATTGCCCCCGACTACGTGCTGATGGCCGACATTTTCGACCGAGCAATGAATTTCGAGTGGCCCGAGTGGGGCATGTACACCAAAAGAAGCGTTTTTTTTTGACGTTGCAATCAATCAGGAGTGGCCGCAGCCATGACGAACACCTACAACACGGGCAATCCGATCGGCTCGACCGACCCGCGCGATCTCTACGACAACGCGAGCAACTTTGACGAGGGCATGAACACGAATAGCCCGACGTTCACTGACCGCCTGGGCGTGCTGCGCAAATCGTGGAGCGGCATGGAGGCCGAGTTCGACGCGGCGCAGGCGGGTCGACAGACCGAGTTCGACGCCTTCCTCGCGGCGTCGGGGTACGTCTCGCTCGGTAACTACGCGGCGGGGATTAACTTCACGGCATACAACCAGTACGTGGCGTTCGGCGGTTTCTTCTACCGTCCGGCGTCGAGCACGGTGCCCTTCACCACGACGGGCACATGGGTGGGCGGTGACGAGGGGCTGTTTGTCCTCATGTCCGAGGACGCTGCGCTGCGGCAGGATTTAGCAACCTCGACCGGGGCGGAGCTTGTCGGGTTCGGGGTGGGGGCAACGGTGGCCGAAGCGCTGACGGACCTCAACGGGGCGGCGGGGCGGTGGGTTCATGTACAAAACGCGCCATTTAACGCCGTCGGCGACGGGGTGTCGGACGATGCTGTCGCTATCCAGGCGGCAATTAATTTTGCCGCGGCCGCGGGTATTCGGGAAGTCCGCCTGGGGAAAATCCACAAAATTGGCGCCACTTTGTTCGTCCCCGCGGGCGTCTACGTCGTAGGCCAAGGGCGCGGGGAGAACAGGGCATGTAGAGTTATCCCAGACGCGGCGGGGGTATACACGGGGGGGTTCATCTTCTCAGTAAACTCCCTAGACACGGTGAACGCCACGGAGCCATTCCCTAATTCTGACGCAGGGGGCGTGCACCATGTGCAGATATGGAATGGCGATACTGCGGCAGTTCCAATTATTTCTCCGCTACGTGGCTGTATCGGCTTCGGCTCTTGTTCTTTTAAAAGCATCCGCGGCCGTAATATGACGCAGATGGTACGCCGCCCCGGGGGCGGGGCGTACAGCGACAACTTTGAGGTGTCTGACGTTTACTGCGAGCCCGTCATTGGCGCGGAATGGCAGGTGGATATCAGGGGCTTGGGTGACGGGCTGCACATTAGCCGGCTGCATTTCCCCTACAACGCGGTAAACCCCGGAACGGGCACGCCTCTGGGGCTCTCGATTGCGGGCACCTACGGTGGAGACGTGACAAACTGTGTTGGTGGTGACGTTAAAATCGCACAATCGAAGGTTCTCGTTAAAAACTGCCACTACGAGCGCGCACGTGTTGAGGTTGATGGGGCGAATGTCGATTTTCTGAGCTGTTACCTATCGGCAAAGGACCGCGTCCCTATGGTTCTATTGAACACGACCGGGCATGCGTGCACCGTAAGCCTACGAGATAGCGAATTCGTGCATTTGTCTGGCTTGTTAGACTGGACGGGGCGCGACGTTATCGTGGCGAGCACCGTAAATCTGGAAGTTTCGAACAGCTACCGGCGCTTTACCCGCAACGGCGCGCTAGACCGCAGCCAGCTCTCGGGGCTGCTGCTACAGAATGATCTCGGCACAGCGCTCGCCACATGGAACCGGTACAGCTTTGAACTTTCGCGCTCTGGTCGCGTATTCCGCACCAGCATTGTCCGTACGGAACTGTCCCTCGCGCCGACTTCCGCCTCGTTTGTCGGCTTATCTTCTATCGCAGCGGAGAGCAACGAAACGTGGGGGGGCGTTACCGGAACATACTATTATGTCGCGCAGTACATCATCGACACTGGGCGTCTAGTTGGGCGGAACCAGACCGCCGGGGAACAGAGCCTGGCGCTGACTAATGGGGGCAACGGTGCCCGCCTGGGCGTAGCCTTTACCGGGAAGCCTGGAAACTGTACCCTTCGCGTCTATCGGGGAACGAGTGCCGGGAGTTACGACGCGTTCGTGGATATCCCGACGTATGCCATGACCCTGCTGTATGACAATGGGGCGACCCTGAACGGGTATCCCTGGGTAGCAAGGGGCGCGGGTGCTGTTGATACGCTGAACGCGCTAGGTGAGTCCCATTACCGACTTTTGGGGAGTCGCGCCGTACTAGACGCAGCGGCCGCGCCCACCGTAGGGACGTGGGCCGTGGGTGACGAGATTTACCGGACGGCCCCCGCCGCAGCGGGTAAACGGGCATGGGTTTGCACGACAGCTGGAACTCCGGGAACATGGAAACCGTGGGGCGCGATTGACGCATGACCATCCTCGAACAGGTCTACGCCAGCGGCGGGGACGTGATAATCCCCACGCTGGAAATCGCTTGCGACGTGTGGCCCGCGCCGATCCTGATCTGTAACGGGTTCACCGACCAGGTTTGCACGACCGAGGACGCCCGCACGCTGACCTTCGTGGCGGCGGGCATCAGCGTGGCGCTGCCGAAGCGGAGCAACAATGGCGCGGAAAACCTGACGTTTGGCATCGACAACGTGACCGGCGAAGCCCAGCGGCTGATCGACCAAGCGCTCGACGCCGAGGCCCAGGTGCTGATTACGTTTCGGATATTTCTGGAAAGCGACCGCAGCGGTCCGGCCGAGGCGCCCTACAGGTTCGTCGTGAAAAGCGGCCAAACCAAAGGCACCCAGGTGGAGATCACCGCCGGCTTTTATGACCTGATCAACACCGCGTGGCCGCGCGACCTGTACACGCTGGAATTTGCACCGGGGCTGAAATATCTATGACGCATTGGACGGCGGAATACTTGGGCGCCGAGTATGAGGACGGGGCGCGCGGCCCGGACCGCTTCGACTGCTGGGGGCTGGTGCGGGAGGCCCGCGCCCGGCACTGCGGGTGCCGCCTGCTGCCATCCTGGGGCCACGTGCGCAACACGCAGCCGGCCGAGTTCACGCGGGCCTATGCCACCGAATCGGCCGCTATGGAGGAATGCCCGCCCGAGCACGGCGCGATTGCGGTCTGCTTCCGTGGTAGGATTGCGCATCATGTCGCCCTCGTGGTCGACGCCGACGGCCAACAATGGGCGCTTGAAATCAACCCCAAGTCATCGGCTCGGCTGCGCCCCCTGGCGGCGTTCCTGCGTGACCATACCCGCGTGAGGTTCTACCGTGACCGTCCGAGTCTACCCGAGCAAACTTGACGGCGAGCCCCTGGAGCAACACGCCACGGCGGCGCGCCAGACCGTCGACGCCTGGCTGCAGGCCAACGTCAAGGGGTACCGCCCCCTCGCCTCGCCGCCCATTTCCGCCCACCTGAACGGCTGCCTACTCGACCCGAGCGAGTGGGGCCTGGTCGAGTTCGGCCCGGATGATACCCTCGACCTGTACCCGGAGCCGAAAGCGGCCGGCGCGGCGTTCATTGCGGCATACGGCGCCTATATCGCGGCGGCCATCGCGGTGATCGCGGTCCTGCTGATGCCCAAGCCTGCCACGGGTGCGCAAAAGGGCCAGACCCGAGGCAATCCACTTGAGGAAGCGTCCGCCAAGGGCAACAAGGTCAAGATCAATTCGCCGATCAGGGAAGTATCGGGCGAGGTGAAAATATATCCCGACTATCTGCTACCCCCGCGCCGGTTCTACGAATCGCCACGCCAGCAAGTTGTGGAAATGCTGTTGTGCTTGGGCAAGGGCGAGTTCGACCTGCCGGCCAGCCGGATTCTAGTCGGCGACACCCCGCTGGTTTCGCTCGGGGATGACGCTTCATTCGAGATTTTCCAGCCCGGCCAGGACGTTACCGGCAACAGCGCCGGCACGTGGTGGCACCCGGCGGCCGAAGTCGGCCCGACTTCTACAGGTTCCGCCGGCCTAGAACTGCGCACCACCTCGACCGTCGATGCCGTGGCCGACGCGGCCAGCTACATTTTCGACGGTGACGAGGTAACCATTCCGGCCGGCGCGGGAGAGTTCCCGAGCGGTTGGACGCCCGGCATGCTCGTGCGCATCGAGCTGTATAAGACCTACACCGTCATCGAGGGCGGCGTCGGCCTGCGCGATATCATCCAGGGCGATCTGTCCGAGATTGCGCCCTTTGTCGGCATGCAACTGGAAATCATGGGCGTTAACGAGGGCTTCTACACCGTAGAGAGTTTCACCCCCGGCACCCCGGATCAAATGACCCTCAACTTCCAAGCAGGCGGCGCGGCCACGGGGCTTGTTACTGGTGACCAGACTATGGCGATCGGGTACGCCGGGATGCGGTATCGCATGACCGCGACCGGAGCCGTCGTTATCGCGGTCGAGCGGTTGACCGATACCGGCGCGACCGACCTGACGTGGCCAGGCTTCGACCTATACCAGACCGGCCTCGCGTCGTTGACCCTGGACGAGTCAAACCTAGAGGGCAATTGGCTCGGTCCCTTTGCCGCGTGCCCAGAAAGCGAGACGACCGACACAATCGAGTATGACGTGCTATTCCCCGGCGGCCTGATCAGGATAGGCAGCAAAGGGCAAAACGTACCGAGGTCGGTCCGGTTTGAGCTGCAGTGGCGCGATATGGCAACAGCCGGGGCGTGGACTTCGGTGGCGCGGACAATCGAGGCAGCCACGCAGGACCAGATCGGCTACACCTACCAAGTCCCGCTTGGCTCGAAAATCCGGCCCGAGGTGCGCATGCGCCGCATCGGCGCCAAGTCCACGAGTGCCCAGATTCAGGACACGGTGCAGTGGTACGGCCTGCGTGCCAAACTGGACGCTCCGAGCAGCTATGCGGGCGTCACGGCGATGGCCGTCCGCATCCGTGGCGGTAACAAGCTGGCCACAAAGACCGAGGCGCAGATCAGTTGTCGGGCGACCCGCAAGCTGCCTGTGCCTGATGGTATGGGCGGCTGGACCGCGCCGCAGGTAACACGCGATATCGTGCCGTGGATTCGCCACGTGGCATTGTCGATCGGCTACACCGAGGACTCGCTCGACCTGGCCGAGCTGCTGCGCCTGCACGGTATTTGGTCCGCGCGGGGCGACTATTTCGACTTTGCTATTGACTCGCCGTCGACGGTCAAAGCCGTGCTCAATAACGCGCTGCGGGCCGGCTTTGCCGAGCTGACCATCGACCGCGGCAAGCTGCGCCCGGCCCGAGACGAGCCGCGTACGGTGTTCGAGCACATGTACACCCCGCAGAACATGACCGAGCCGCTCGTGCGGCAGTTCCAGGCGCCAGGGCCGGACGACTTCGACGGCGTGGACGTGGAATACCTCGACGCGGACCAGTGGGCCGTGCGGACCGTCGAGTGCCGTTTGCCGGGCGACATTGGCCGCAAAGTGGAAAAACTGTCCCTTGATGGCGTGACTGATCGCACCCGCGCCTGGCGGATCGGCATGCGCCAGCGCCGAGCGCTCCGGTACCGCCGGTGGGCCTACACCTTTGCTACGGAGCTGGACGCCCTGAACAGCCGGTACCTGGGCTATGAGGCCCTGGCCGACGACGTGCCGGGGTATGGCCAGTCTGCACTGCTGCTCGAAGCCGTAGCCATCACGGGCGGTATGCTGCTGCGCTCGTCCGAGCCGTTCATCTGGGGCGAGGGGGCGCATGTCGTCGCCATTCGGCGCCCCGACGGCACGCTGTCCGGACCGTACACCGCCACGCGGGTAGACGACTACCGACTCACTATCCCGACGCCGGACTTCGTGCCCGACACCTCGTGGACGATCGAGCCGCCGCACCTGCTGTTCGGCCCGCTCAACCGCTGGAACTACCCGGCGCTGATCACCGACGTGTCGCCCTCCGGGTCGAGCGGCGCGAGCGTATCGGCGATGAACTACGACGCTCGGGTCTACGCGGACGACGATGCCGCCCCTCCCGCCGAGTGATGCGGTACACTGTGCCGAAACCTGGGGAGGTTAGGGCATGAGCAAAGGCATGGAAACCGTCGGCGCGTCACTCGTACTGGGTGGAGCGTTCGTAGTCAATCCGGGCGCCGCAATCGGGGCGGCCATTGGCTGCTGTTTCTTTCTGGCGGTACCGTGGGGCGCGGGCCGCCTCGCGTGGTGGCGGCGTATCCTGCTCGCCGTGTTCAGCTACGGGATCGGCTACGCCTCGGGCGCGTACCTGTTCGGCACGGCCGAGCCAGACGGCGCTATGATGGGGGCGGGCTGCGTGTCGGCCCTGGCGGCCACGGTGTTCGCCGGCCTGAATCGTGCGGCAAACAATGATGGCCCCTTGCCCTCGTGGCTTTCGCAGATCCTCGACCGCCTACCGGTTCTGAAACGTGGGGAAAAGGACGATGGATGACGTGCTGATCTGGCTGCGCATAGCGGCCCACCTGCTCACCTTCGCCGCCGTGGCGTTCTGGTACTCCGACCCAGACGCCCGGTTCCGGCCCCTCGCGTCAGGCTTGGCCACGGTGATCGCCGGAGGCAGCCTGGCCGCCGCGATCCAGCTCCTGCTGCGCCCCGTTCCGGTCGGCGTGTTTGATACGCTTCTTTTCGTTACATTCTGCGGGCTGGTGTTACGGGCGCACGGTAACGTCGCCAAGTTCCTACCCCGCCGCGTCTGGAGCCATAGGCCGTGACACTCACCCCCGACAAACTCTTAGCCCTGTTCCCGCGCTGCGCGCTGCCGCTTGCCGAGGCGCTATGCGCCGCTATGCCCACGGCCCGAATCGAGACGCCGGCCCGCATCGCCGCATTCCTAGCTCAGGTCGGCCACGAGTCGGGCGGCTTGGTGCGCCTGGTGGAAAATCTCAACTACAGCGCGCAGGGCCTGGCCGCTACCTGGCCGAACCGTTACGGCGGCCCGAACGCACTGGCGCACCGCTTGGCCCGCAATCCGCAGGCGATCGCCAATAACTGCTACGCCGACCGGATGGGCAACGGCCCGGAGTCGAGCGGCGACGGCTGGCGGTTCCGCGGGCGCGGACTGCTGCAGGTCACCGGACGCGACAACTACACGTCCGCCGGGCGTCACCTGGGTCTGCCGCTGCTGGAACAGCCCGAGCTGCTGGAACAGCCCGAGCCAGCGGCGCGTTCGGCCTGCTGGTTCTGGCAGTCCAAGGGCTGCAACGAGCTGGCTGACGCCGACCAGTTCCTACAGATCACGCGGCGGATCAACGGCGGCTCGCACGGCCAGGCCGAGCGCGTGGCGCAGCGCGAGCGCATTATCCGAGCGCTGCGGGCATGATCGGGCCGCGCGCATACCTGGCCGCCGGCGCCCTGGCCCTGTCGTTCGGGGCCGGCTGGATCGTCAACGGCTGGCGGCACGGCGCCCAAGCCGAGCACGAGCGCGCCGAGGCGTTCCGGTGGATCCAGTCCGAACAGAAACGCAGCGCCGCGGCGATGGCCGTGGCCGATACGCAAGCACTCGCCGAGGTGAGACGTGAACAAGAAGAAGCGGACCGCCTGCGCGGTTGCATTGACCGGGGCGCTGGTTGCGGGCTGCGGGTCAAAGTTACCCGTGCAGCCTGCGTGCCCGACCCCGCCTCCCCTGCCGGCGTGGGTGATCGAAGCGGCGAATGGGCCGAGCTTGACCCAGGATCTCGACAAGATTATTTCGCCCTACGGGAACGACTCGCCACCGCTCAAAACGCCTTGAGGCTGTGCGTCAACACGTACCCAGCACCCGAGTGATCCGCGCCGGTGCGGGGCGTTGCGCGCCTCGGTCCACCAGTAGCCGCCGCAGCGGCAGTTCGTGCGCTTGTGCTCGCGCCGCTTCCGATACGACCCGCCGCACGTGCAGCGCCTGGCGCGCACGTATTCGTCGGGGTGACAGGCCAGGGTGCGCCGGGCGCCGCACGCGCGGCAGCGGCAGGGATAGCGGGTCACTAGAACACCCACCGCCCCGACTGCGCCGGAGCGGGTCGGCACGGTTGCGGCTGGCGCAGTCGGGGCGAAACGGCGGCAAGTTGCAGCGCGCAGAGGACGGCGATCAGGGCGTCGATGGGGCGCATTGTCAGACCGCCCCGCCGGCTTTCTCGACGAACTGTTTACGGAACGGCATCACGACGGCGAACTCGCCCGCCGGCCCCTCGAAGTAAACCGAATCGACGTGCGCCGCGTCACCCCAGTGCACGCGGCTGCAGCGCAGGCGGGCGGCGTCCCACTGGGTTTGCTTAATCGTCGTGCGGTTCGGGCCTTGCACGGCAGGGTCTTTGTCTATGAGCATGTGGCCGAGGTCTACAGATTCTGCGTCTTGCATGGCGCGGGCGCCTGGGCGTGGCACGATACGGCGCCAGTCCGGCCAGCGGCCTGGGTGGTCCGAGGGCGTTTCGCCTTGAGCGTAGTTCGATTCGAGCAGCCAGACCCGTTCGCCGGTTTTCGGGCAGTACAAGCCGGGCGCTTTATCCGTGCAGGGCGCGGCGTGCAGGACTGTGCCGTCTGCGGCGACCGCCATTGTGCCGTCGCACATGACGTACTGCAGATACTTGCGGATATCCTTCGCGGCTACCGCCTTGGCCACCCAGGCAAACACCGTGTCTGCTTTCTGCGCGGGCGGTTGGTGCAGGGCGAGCAGCAGGCCCAGCTTCGGGATGGCGTCGGGGAATTGCTCGGCCAGTTCGAGGATCAGGCGGGCCGCTTCGGCTTTCTTGACTTTGCCGCGGTTGGTGAAGGCAATCTGATGGATGTTCACGGTGTAGAGGCTCCATTCGGTGAGTACAGGCGCACTATCTCAAAAGATGGCGCACCCGTCAACTACTCTTTTTTGTACCGACGGCTTCTATATCCGCCAGCCGCCCGGATCGGCCAGCCCTCGGCCCAGGCCGGCAGCGTGGCCATGATCTGCTCGAACTCTTCGACCGAGCCGAACCCGTGCGGAACCTCGGCGGCGATCTCGTCATGCACGCGCAGCACCACGGGATAACCTGCCCGCTCCAGATTCACGACCGCGTGGGCCATCACGTCGCGGGCGGTGGCCTGAATGCAGTTCTCCGCCAATCTCCCGCCGTAGGTTTTCATCCGCACCCACCCTAGGGCGCCTTGGCTCGGGTTGCTGTTCCACGTCATGAACGTCAGTTCCCACGTCGGCACGCCTTCCCACCGTTCCGAGCGTTCCAGGCGCGGCGAGTGGTACGTCAGGCGCCGGCCACTCAGCAGCTTCATGAACAGCGCGTCGCCGATCATCTGGAACTCGATTCCCCGATAGCTGTACACCGTGCCGGGCGACTGGACCGCTGCGATCGCCATGCCTTCTAGGCCGTACAGTTCGAACCGATCCGGGCGCCACGGCTTGCCGCGTACCTGGCCGCCCCACAGCTCGACGATGGCCGGGGACGACTCGCGCCAGCGCACAATGGCCGCCTTCACCTCGTCGTCGGTCATGTTGTCCGTCTTGTCGAACTGGCGCCACGCGGTGATCCAGCCGCCGAAGCCCAGGCCCAGCTCGGCCGGCTTGCCGATCTTTTGCCGGTCCGGGTGTTTCTTGCCGCCGTTCTCCATGTACCACTCGAACGACTTGCCCGTCACCGACGCGGCGCCGTGCAGGTAGATATCGTCCCGGCGCTGGAAAGCATCGATCCGCCATTGCTCGCCGGCCAGTACCGCCGTTACCACGGCTTCAATGCTCGAATAGTCTGAACAGATCAGGTCGTGCCCAGGCGCCGCCACGAGCAGGCCGCGCACGCAGCCGGCAATTGTCAGCACCGCATCGCCAAAGAAATACTCGACCAGGGCCAGGTCGCGGCAGGCCATGATCTCCAGGGCGTGGTCGACCGCCTCGGCGCTCCAGTCGTCCGGGCGGGAGAATGCCGCGCTCGCGCCGCACCAGGGGCAGGCGTCGAGGTGCTGGGCGTAGGGACGCTCGCACCCGACCGACTCGCACCAGCGCAGCTTCGGCCCGGCCTTGGGTAGGTTGCCCGGCTGCACGTCTGCGTGGGTATCCCGGCCGGTGCGCGCCCCGTGGTAGTTGAACAGATCGCACAGGCGAGAGTCGCGTGTGGCCATGCGGGCCATTGCGTACACCTTTTTAACCGAGGCCGAGCCGATCAGCGCACGGATCTCTAGAGCTCGAATGACAGGGCCGAGCTCGTAAATATCCGCCCCATCGTGGCCGCCGTCGTCAATCCGCTTGTACAGCTCTGCGATTGCCGCGTCTACGGCGTCACTGTCGCAGCTGGGCATCCTGACACCGGCCATGTCGTACACCCACGCCTGCAGCTTGCTCGCCTCGCTCGCACGGGCCACGGCGCCGTCGGTGATCTGGTACAGCTCGGCGTTGTACTGCGCGTGGGCCTGCTCCAGCACGGCGATGCATGCGTGCACGCTGGCCAGGTCGACGCCCACGCCGCGCCAGTTCACCGCCTGGTCCGCGAGCCAGTAGTCCAGCTCGGCGGGGATCAGGTCGGGCAGGCGGCGCGAGGCGTCCGATTCGGTGCGTATGTCCTGCTCGTTATAGGCGTACAGCTTCGCCGCGTCGGCGGGGTCGTCCTCGGGGCGGATGCGTAACGCGGTGTTCGCCTTCGTGGGGTTGCGGGGCATGGAAAACTTGTCGAGGAGGCGCTTGCCCTCTTTGTCCTTTTGCTCGGCCAGGCCCAGCACTTCACCCAGGTTGCCCAAGGCGCCGGGCAGCGAAAACGCGCGGGCCTTGGACATGCTGCACCGGAATTGCCGAATGTCGATCCGCGGCCAGCCGTATTTCACGGCCAGCACGTGCAGGGCGATACGGACCTCAAACATCGAGTTGTGGGCTTCGATTAGCCCCGCCTGGGTGTAGCTCGGCGGCTCGGCCGGGTCGAATCGGGCCAGGTGCTGGCACAGGTCGAGCGGAGGCGGCATACCGGGCAGCCACGTGCGGGCGCCGAGGCCGTCTTTCAGGTCGTACTTGACCGACAGCACTTCGGTGCTCGGGTGCTCCGCGTAGACCGCAGCGCCGACGGCAAATATGCCTTTCTTCGTGGCCCCGGCTGGCGGGCGCCACTTCTGTGCCGTGTCATCCCACTCGAAGCCGGCCTCGGAGTAGCATTCGAAGTCGATGTCGGGCAGCACGGTAGCGTGGCCCCAGGCGACAGGGACACGCTGGCCGGCGCGCAGGATGCTGAGTGGGGGTAGTGGGGCGGTCATTCAATACTCCCCATGCGGAACTGACGGTTTGAAGCCCCAGCCGCGCCGGGCGCCCCACGTGATAAACAATGTCCAGGCGCCGCCGTCGGCGACCTGCACGATACGATGGAACTCGCCGCGCTTCATGCGGTACATGTCGCCCTCTTCGCGCCGCATGTGCCGGCCACCCTCGCGTTGCTCCAGATACCAGCCGCGCAGGATAACCGAGCGGAACGGCCACGGGTGGTCGTGATGATCGCGGCCGGGGTCCTCGGCCAGAATGTGGTGCAGGCGGATCTGCAGCGGGCCGAGACGGAGCAGCCAGAAGCGGCGCATGTACCAGTAAACGCCTGGCCACAGCGGGGTGCTGTCAGAAATGCGCAGGATTTTGCCGGTTCTCGTCTGGATTACCAGATGGTCGTAGGGCGCCCGCATAGCGCGACGAATGAGCCAATCAACAAGCCAGTTCATGGCCGCACCTCGAACACGTGGAAAACGAACGAGCCGCCGCCAGCCTGGAGCGTATCGACGAACCGCCAACGCTCGGCGCCCTCGGGTAGCGGATGCCCGGTGCCCGCGACGTAAATCTCGCGTGGTTCAATCGGCGCGGCCGGGTCGACCACGGCCCACAGTTGGGCGGCGCCCTGCTGAAGCTGAACGGACAGGATCTGTGCGCCGGACGGGAGTTGGAGCGTTTCCGTGCCGGTGCCAGCTTGGAAAATCGGGTATTTGTAAATGGTGCGCATTGCTCAGCCCTTCCACGTGATGCGGACAATGCCGAAAAGCAGGTCGAGGCTCAGCGTGCGGCCGCCGAAGCTAAACCCAAATTTGTAGGTCCAGCCCCCGCCGAAACGGGCGCCGCTTGGGTTTAGCGGGGCCTTTGGGCCTCGGCCGGATTTATGAGGGAACCAGCCGTAGCCCTGCCAAGGGAATCGAGACGCCTTGATTTTCAGTTTGCCGATTTGCATGCGTGCTGCTCCATAGAAGGGGCCCGCCTATACCAGCTCGGGCCGAGTGGGTCACATGATGTAGCCGTGCTCGCGCAGGGCCGCGTCGGTCCAGCCCTGGGCCAGAAACGCTTCATAGGTCACGCCGGCGGCCTTGGCGGTCATCTGCGGGCCGGTCGGGGTCGGCACGAGGTCGCGCGCTGGGACCACGGGTGCCGGAGCGGGTGCCGGAGCGGGTGCCGGAGCGGGTGCCGGAGCGGGTGCCGGGGCGGGTGCCGGAGCGGGTGCCGGAGCGGGTGCCGGAGCGGGGGCGGCGGTAGGCACAGCAGCCGGCGGGGTCAGGGTCGCACCGGCGGGCAGCGGCGCCTGGCCGAAACCGGCCTTGGACACGTCGACCGCGCTGCCTTGGATAACCGGGCCGTAGGCGACCAGTGCGACGGCGCGCGGGTTAGCGTACAGGCCGGGGCTCTGGGTCTGCTCGTTGCTGGTGTACTCGGCCATCACCTGCACGTAGTAGCCGCGCTTGATCACTTCCTCGGCGTCGGGCAGGCGCTTGCCGCCCTTGTCGTTCAGGTAGTCCCACAGCTGCGGCTGAATGCTCGTCGAGAAGAACAGCACCCAATGACCGGGGAAACCCTCGTTGTCGCACGGGCGCTTGTTGTTTTTGTTCAGGTCGGTGCTGTCGCCGTCGGTGATCTTAAACGAGAAGTCGCGGCGCTGGACGGCCTGAGGGAACTCGGCCGAGGCGAACGCCCAGAGGCCGACGCCCCACGGTTCCTGCGACCAGTGCGTGACGCCCGGGGTTTTCGGCACGGCGACGCCGAAATTGTATTCCTGGCGCGGCAGGCCGGCATTCG